CGTATAGAACCACGCCATCCAGAAAAACAAGTGGTAATCCAATGTAGATGAACAGTGTTAACATAATTATATGCTATTAAGCTATCCGTTGTATCTACAGCAGCTGACGCTCTCCCGCGGTACATAGGGAAATTAGCCATGGTATACTGGTGAAATTTGCCAGTTGTTCCAGGGCTATTTCCCAAACGGCGAGACAAATTATATCTTTTGAGAAAATTCCGCATAGAAGACACGGTTTCACCACAATAAACAGCTGACAATTTATCACTAACAGTCATAGTGGGTCCCAACATGTGAATTTCAGATGCAGTAATTCCGTTGTTAGCAGTACTACGAGTATCCGACAAAGTACCTGATTGCGGCCTAAAAACAAAGTTTTGGAAATGATCTGTAGGAATAAAAACTTCGAAATCATCAGCAGCAGAAACAAATACATTGATTTGAATATCGTTATTGATAGTACTATTCGGCACAGTAAGCTCATTGACAACATAGACAGCCAAAGTTCCGTTACCTGTATCGACAGATGCATAGGGAGTAGTACTAAAACATTGGGTAACACTATCAATAGCAGGTGTTAATTTACTAACCAATGAAAGGTTTTGTCCATTGCCAACTTGCATAGTAACGTCCTTGGTCTCTGAGATATCAACAATCTTCATATAATTGATATTATATTCATTAGACTCAATATAATTAGGATCATACACAAATTTTAGACGTCCCTTGTGAAACCCGGAACACACTATCTGAAAACGAAATTTTAGAGAACCTGTCCAATGTGCAAAAGGCATAGACGCAACTGCTACAGGTGTGAGATGATATTCAGTTTTACCAGACACGGTGACTTCGTCCCATAAAGATGGTTGAACGCGAACATTCCACAACAATGATTCTGCACTAGTGCTCGTAGCCCACCCGAAAGTGGTGAGATAAGATTCCCTACCAGCAATAGATTTAATAGCCAAATTGTCACAATCATTGTCTAGTCCAGAGATACGAGGATCTACTGTCAGTTCTTGGAGATCATCATACGTAAGCTTTGTGACATTGTCTGGCGTGTTAGTAGTAGCAAACTGACCAACACACTGCGTCTGTACTGGCATAGCTGCACGAGTGACAGGTGGGCGACTGTATCCAAAAGCTTTAGCTATATCTGAAACTGCAGTGGCTGCTATTTCAGTGGCCATAGCAAAAGGTGCTATAGGAGGTATTGTGCGCAAAGTAGATGCAATCTTAGCCACAGTAGTAGCTGGCTTAGAAATTACACCTTCTTTATTTGCCTCTGTAGTCTCCTTGGTTCCCATCTGCGCAATGAGATCTGTTGAATTGAGAGAAGTCAATACAGACACTTCAACATCCTCTGCCCACGCAAACACGCTAATCGATACGGAATCTGAAGCTCCATTGGCATGTTTCAGATCATTTATGGAACGCAAGGTTATTTCTCCCATCTCACTCCAATCAGTGCGAGTAATAGACATATAATTTCTATGCCAGAAGAAAGGCAGCAATAACTCGCCTCCTTGTGAAGTGCAAGGGTCAAGATATACATGGGGTCGCTGCGACTCACCAATGACATCTTGTGATATGATGGTGCGATTAGTTGTCAATGTATCAGCAATATGGTACGGCAAGTATGACGCAATAGCACGCCCATACATGAAATGATTCCCATTCAAAACAAATTTCAAATGTAAATTACATCGCAACAACTCGAAATTGTTGATACGATTTATAACACGTTTGTTAGAAAAGAAGTCATCCCAAGGATTGAATGACGTGCCGATTGACAAGCCCGTACCCCATCCAAATTCCCGAATTTTGATGGGGCGCTTAAAGAAATCGCCCAAATCAGCATCATCAGAGTCCTGTAACTTACGAGTAGGGTCCACATATGCATTTGTATCATACATATGACCTGACACCGCTTCGTCAAAGGTGACGTTCTCGCTGGTCAAAGCAGAACCCGAACCTTCAATAGCTTCAGGGCCAACAGAACCCATCTGAGGTTCCATGTCATGAATTTCTACAATTTTTGTAATCAAAACTAACGGTGTAGAGTCCGGTAGCTTTGATAGTGCCTGAGGAAGTGCAGCACTATTACTATTTTGTCCTGGGTGAGTAAGTCATCATACAATCAAGGCACGACTCAATGCCAAGAAGGTCAAAAATGTTGTTGTCCGGCGAGACTCTCCTAAATAGGAGCAAATGCCTATGTGCAAAGCCTAAATATAAATATATACATTTTTAAATATAGCAATAAATGGTTTCCATATACACACATGAATTTTGCTTTCCTTTGAGCCAGATTCAGAACTGGCCGCACAGTTTATACACGTATGCTAGGTGTTTAATCAAAAATGGTATTTTCGTCTGGGATACCTTCCCCAAGATATTTATATCGCCACTTAGCAACGCGCATATCATATGAAATGTCAAAGCCTTGACACAGATGTTCAATACCTGCGGCCTTAGCAACTCTTAGCATCTCTTCTCGGCGCAAATTGTATTTTTCCCTACCATAATAAAACCAATCATGTAAAGACGAATCAATATTCTGTGCTGACTGCTGTGGTAAAGTCAATTCCTTAGAAAGAAGGTGTGCGTGCAAACGTTTAAAAATAGATGACTCATCTAAAACACCAATGTGTGCATCTAAGTCCTCATTATATACGTCACTTCTCTTCAAAAAATCGGCTTCATCAGGTGTCATATATTCGGTAGCGACAGATTCTTTGTCTGGCATCGTAAATTTGATATCATATTGTGCTAAGTATGTCGCAAAGCTAATATGGTTGAACAAAGGGCGATTAGGAGATACAGACCCCTTAACATCATCACCATACGTTCCAAAAGCACAATTCTGATAAAAATCTTGCACACTATCTTCAGGATAAATAGTGTAATACGCA